ACTAACATTGAAATACATCTCAAAGTTCCACGCACCGCCCGGAATCAATAATCTATTTGGATTAGCTACATCAGTTAAGAACTGTGCAATCAATCCATTACCCACTAAAGCAAAGTCTGTTCCTGCACCAATGACAGCACTATTTGCCATCTGCTGATATCCTGCAACACTTGCTGCAACACTACCATTTAAATAATAATTAACAGAAGAACCACCACTTGAACCACTTGGTAAGGTTGCTAATTGACCATCTCCACGAATATATTGAGAAGAAGTACCGACTGCTGTTACCGCTAAAGTACCGCTTGATGTAATTGGTGTATTGGAAACAGAAAAAGCTACAGGCATTGAAAGACCTACAGAAGTAACTGTACCTACAGACCAACTTCTATTTGCACTTAAATCATAAGTAGTTCCATTGATGGTTAATGTAGTTGCCGTTGTAACATAATTACCTTCTGCTTCATATTGAGGAACATTTAATGTGTTACCTATTAAGGTTGCAGCACCACTCGTTCCTATTGTAGTTAATGTTAAAGCGTTTTGCTTACCATTAAACGTATTCCAATCTGAAGAAGATAAAGCACCCCTAACCGAAGCAGATGCTGTAGGTAAATTAAAAGTATGTGTACTCGTTGCTGAAGATATTGCAAAATCTGTTCCACTTGTTCCTACTGCAAAAGTTTGAGTTAATGCTGTTAATGTATTTAGTGATGTAATACCTGTATCAGTATCTGCATTATTTACCCAACTTGTACCATTATATTTTAATACTTGACCATTTGTAGGAGATGTAATATTTAGTGGGAATGTATATAGCGATCCATCACCTCTTATTATCTGTGTTGTTGCACCACTAGCAATATACTTCTGAAATCTCTGATTTGTTCCATCTCCTTTACCTACATACAAATCGTATGTATCGGTAGTGAATAATGGCTCGGCTACAGTACCATTTGGCAATGTTGCAAACTGACCTCTTTTAATTCTTAATGTATTAGGCATATATTACCAAGATAATAATTGTGTTCTTTTCCAAGTATTCGTTGCAGTACAAACGTATAAATAGCTACCATCACTTTTTAAATCACCAGCAACACCTGTTGATATTGCAGTGGATGGAATGTTAGATAAATCAACAATAGATTTGTTTTCAAATAAGCTATTGCTTGAATTAAATTTTATAGTTTGATTATTTGAAACAGATATTATTTTAACACCCTCATCATTGTTTATGTTTGAACCAAGAAAAGGTCTTACTATTATTGCCCCATTATTTTTAGAGTTAATGGCTGCAGCAACTAAAATAATATTATTAGGTGCAATAGGTGCTGTAGTCTGAAATGCACCTGCAACAGTTGTTGATGCATAAAGCAAATCTCCTGCTGTATATGTGCTTGTATTAATCCCTTCTAATTCCCCAAAATTCACAACCTGCCCAAACTCGCCATTTCCTATTGGTTCAGATGTAACACCCATAAAATAAGCAGATGGATAAGTTCCATTAGCAATAAAAGGAGCAATAAGTATATGCCCACTTGCACCATTTGTACCTGCAAATCTAACAGCAGTACCCTTTGGTATAGAAGAACCTGTGATGTTTTTTACATAGAAATAACTATCCTGCCCTATGTGCTGAATAGTGCCATCCATTATCAAAGCAACTGTTTCCCTTGAATCGTCCCAATACATAGTTCCTTGATCGTTAGGAGTATTAGTAGGAGTTGTATCTATTTTATAATAACCTGCAGTTATACCAAATTCACCCAAATCTACATTTCTTGTAGCCAAACTATATGGCACATATATCCCACTCTGATCAATACCTGCAACCTTTATATATACTGAAGATACACTTGTGCTAATATACACAGGTGTTGTATCATAAGTTATTTTTATGACCTTTGACTGCTCACTATCGTATTTAATCTTAATTGTCATTTTAAGATGTTATTTGGTTTGTTACTTCTATAAACCCTGCCATCCAAGTATATGAATCTGCCCCTATCGTAACCTGAAGCTCGTATTGGTACTCCCCAACTGGATAAGCAGCTGTAGTGACAGGACTCAATGTTACAGTCCTTGCATTGCTTGCTACACTTGCAAATATGGCATTATCCCAAGTAAAAATGGTAGTACCAGCAGAATCTTTTGCCATAAGTTTAAATACATAGGTGCTTACATTTGTTGGTGTTGTTTCACATTGATCTTCATAAAATTCCAATGGTAAAACCCAACTATCACCTTTTTTTATTGCTCTTAAATTATGCTCTCCCATATTAATTATTTTATAATGCTATATATACAGCCTTTACACTTGTTCCATTTGTTACACTAGGCATCAAAATCTCGTAAACTCCACCACTTGGTGAAGTTACGCTATAATTATAATACCATTTGCCACCATACCCAACTGCTACAAGTTTAAATGTAGATGTGTTTCTACCTGTTATTTTACTGCTTGCAACAGTATAGGTATCAATTGTACTTATTTCTGTTATTGGCCCGTTGCCTTGTAGGCTATAATTATATTGACCAAATCCACCTACAGTTGCAGATAGTGACAAACTTTGTATAAAACAACTGAACTTATATACTTTTAAATTATTTGAATCATCAATAATATCTAAATAACCAATAAAAGATGTAGCAGTACCTTCTATAAACGTATCAAAAAATGTTATTGGATGCATATTGCTTTCAGCAACTTTTACAAGTCCACTACCACTCATTGTATAACCTTGCCTACTACTTATGTATTCCCTAAAAACACCATTTGTCTTTGGTGCTAATTCTATAAATTCTTTGCTAATATCTATAGTAGCATCTTTGGCACAAGCAAATGGATATACATTACCGCTTGCATCCGTATATGCTAAAATTAATCCTTCTGCTTTTACTGCGTTTGCCATTATTTGTATATATATTTTTTCTCGTAACCAGGATAACCATAATTAGTAACGCTAATAGTTATTGAACCACTTGTAACAGTTATTGGTGGAGTTAAAGCATCATTTTTAAATTCTATAGTATCATTTGTATTTAAAGTTACATTATTTCCATTTAATGTAAAATTAATAGCCGTAGGATTTACAGCAACTTCATAAGTTTCACTATCTAAAAATGTTGATGTATTTTTAGTTATAGATATTATAAAATCTTGTGGTACTGTAGCTGAAGTAACACTACCAATTATTGTTCCAACAATATCAACTATAATAGATTCTGTACCTATATATTTTATCTTATCATTTGTTAATAGTATAAAATTAGAAGTATCAACCATATCTAATGGAAGATAAGCCTTGCCACTTTGAAGGCCTGTTTCTAATGTAGCTTGAATTACAAATAATGCATCTTTTGTTTCATCAAATACTTCTACTAATGTAGCTGACCAAGTTTCAGCAGCAAAATCTATTTCTTTCATATTAGCTATCGCATACACTTTATTAGGATCGTCATCAACAAACTTAATGGTGTTGATAAGACCAACTACATTTGACCCTTGTGCCAATCCATAGAATGTACCATCAATTTTATTTCTTGGAAATCGTGAACGCTGATAATTAGCAATTAGGTTTTGATTTTTAAACCCATAAGATTCATCAGCAAATCTATATCTATACCACTCAGGTGTTGTTAATGTAGCACCATCAGACTCAAGAAATGCCCCCATAAAATTATAATTAGGCAAATCATCCAAAAATATTTCATCCTCAAAGTTTGATTTAATATCCTCTGGTTTTATATACCTTTCATAATTACCTGCAATATTTAAAGTAGTTAAATTATTAATTGCACCTTGTAGATTAATTTTTAATTGTGACCAGTTGTGACTATAAGGATTTAACGGCCCATTAGTTAATAATATTTTAATTTCACCGGATGCAGGCATTGGTTTTGTCAATATAGACCTTTCCATATACCTTCTCTCATCAACTGATGCAGGATCTGGTTTTATATTAATATATTTATTTACATCACTATTATGAGTACCTGAAACCCATTCTCCACTATTATTAAGATAAAATGTAGCAAATGGTGCTGTATTTTTTGTAAAAAATACTTGTGCTACACGAAAATTTGGTATAGGATTAAAAATTGCTGAGCTTTCACTCCATCTCCATAAAAATGATATATCCATTACATCATTTTTAGATACTTTCACACTTTCACTTTGTGCCCAATTTTCATCATAACTTGTTTCAGTTTGCAAATACATATATGAATCAATAACATTATTATATGTATCTATTACATCTTTTCTAAAAAAATCTCTTGTTGAAGGTGTTGGACTTGTTTTACTTCCTTTATATGCTGTCCAATTATTAATTGTATATGTTCTTAAACTACTACTTGATGTTAGTAATGAGCCTCTTTCAAAACTTTGATTTGGGAACAACTCACTAGGATAGTTATATAATATACTTACCCTATCACTCTTAGTTATCCTATTAATCATTCTTAACATACCAGGCTCAATAGGCTTAATGGTTTCATTGACACCTACCTCTAAATCATATCTTAGATTTGTAGTTGTCCATTGATCAGGAAATCCTAATGTATAAAATTCTTTCTGCCTTAAATTATTAGAAAAAGATGTGTAAAATTCTTCTATTCTTACTATATGCCATCTGCCTTTATATTGGAATATTGTTTGATTAAATGCTTTATTTATTTTTTCAAGAACAGTGTATTTATCTTCATATTCGCCATCTCCAACACTAAATGTCCTCGCATCTACTCTGCACTGTTTTATAGATGGTTGAGGCAATGTATCATCCATTGATGAATGATATAAGTTATTAATAACATTAAATCTACCCCATTCAGGTAAAGAATTTTGTATGCAATAAATTAATAAATCATTTATGTCAAAATCTCCTATTAATTCAGAACTATCATCACTTAATAATTCGTTTTTAAGTAATCCTAAACCTTCATTAGCTCTTAATGTTATTATATGCTTTGTGTTTTCCCAAGATTCTTGAAAATCATCTTGCAAAAGATAGCCTGTCCAATATATTAAACTACTTGAATCATATTTAAATCTTATAAAAGAATACGTATCTGTATTTGCTAAGAAATCATCTATACTTACACTATATGCTGTATCTGAGCTAATAAATGATATTGATGCTTCTTGACCCCTTACAGGTTTAAAAATATCATCATCAGTATTATATTCCTTTAATACAAATGGACTTGATGCAGGTGTTAGTTGAGTAACAGACCCACTATACCCATCTATAAAAAATTCTACATAGCAAAGTTTATTTTCGGCTGTGTAGAATTGTATTTCGTATTTTTTTGCGTATGCCATTATCCAGTTCTTGAAATTTGTGCGTTAGTTCTATTTATTGATCCCACCAAATCACTACCCCTCAAAACTAAATTTACTTGACCTCCCATTTGCATACCACCATTTCTAACCTGAGATAAATTTGGACTTGATACAGAATCCATACCTGATGAAAATGCCCCTCTTAAAATATTTCCTAAAGTGTTTGCTTCCCCCATTGCTCCTACTGCACCAACCGGATTAAATATTGTTGCTATTAATCTTATTATACCGGTTGCTATAATTCTTGATACAATTCTACCAATTTGTTTTAATATAGAATCTGCAAAATCTTTAAATGCAAATTTACCTGTTTCAAAAAAGTTTTCAAATAAATTAGATAATGGTTCAAAAAATACTGTGCTAATTGCTTTTTGTGCAGTTTCAAATTTTGTAACTAATTCATCTATAATTGCCATTTGACCATAAACCTTTTCTGATAAAAGTATTTCCTTCCCAATTGGCTCTATTTTTTGTGCCTTAAATTCTCTTTTACTTTTATCACCAAAATCCTCTAATGTTAATACATTTTGAATTGCATTTTGATTATTTAAATATTCTCTTGTATATATTCTATTTTCTTTAGTAACCTTCTTTAATGAATTAACTTGTATTCTTCTATTAGCTGCAAATGTTTTAGCTATATACTTATCATTATCTATTATTTGCCCAACACCACCTACACCTTGAGTTATTGTACCTATTGATGCTCTATTAGCATCTTTAATAGATTGTGTTAATTTCTTATAATTCTCAGTTAATGTTGTTGTTTCTGAATTAATTGCTGCTGTTGAATTAGCTATTGGTGCTAATTGTTTTAAATAACCATCTTGTGTTTTAGTTAAATCTAATATTTCCTTTCTTAATTCAATAGTCTTTTCAGATGTTTTACTAAATGCACTTTGTGCATTATTTTGTAATGCAGTTAATGCAGGGCCAAATACTACTTGATTATTTTGGGCATCTACTAATGCTTTTGATGCTTTAACATAGTCTTGATCTGCTACTGTTAATTCTTGTTGCTTTATTGTTAATTCTTCTGCATTTTTAGTTAATACAGCAGTTACACCAGCTTCTTGTATTTTTAATTGCAATAACTTTAACCTTGCTTCAACTTGTCCATTTATAATATCAATTGATGCCTTATTTGATATATTTTCTCTGTCTATACTAGCTACTAAATCAGGGGATATTTTCTTTAACGCATCATAAGCAGCTAACCTATTTTTTAATGGTTGTTCTAAATCATTTAATGTTTTAGCAAATATTTTAATTTTTGCATCTTCAACAACTGCATTACCTGCTGCTTTCGCACTTTCTGAATTAAATAACTTCTGTTCTTCAGTTATTTTTGGCAATACACCTAATAGTGCATCAAATGCAGCACCTAATGAACCATATTTCTGTATTGCAAATGTAATAGCTGAAGTTACTGCACTAAATGCTAAGAATAAACCTGCAGGGCCAACTAATCCTGTTGCTAATGATTTTAATGCACCGCCTACACTACCTGTTTCTGCCCTTAATGCACCAAATGATTGTATAACTGCTGGTAAGTTATTCTGAATACCTATAAATCCAAATGGTAAATCTTGAGCTACTAGAGATAAGCTAGTTAATGCAATACGAGATTGCTTAGAGAAATCTTGTATTTGTCTACCTGCTGCTTGAACATCTGCATCAACTTGTATAAGTAAACTCATTTCTGTAACCTTTTAAACATATTACGCATATCATCCTCACTAACACCTACAACTTCATCCCCAGGCAACTCCCACAATGCTTCAGGTGTTTTTGGTGCGGTTTTTGAATCGCCCATTAACCGCACCATAGTAAACATCAATAGCCTTGTTTGCTTATAACTATCTACCTTTTTATTTTGATGACCTTGCATCATTAAAGAAAATTGCCTTGGACTTAAATCGTAAAAATCCCTTGGCATTAATCCTATCTCACCGAATGCAAAACTCTCTATTTCTTCCCACGAGTAGTCTTTTTTTTTGGATTTTTATCCAATGCTACTTCTTGAGTTTTTTTGATAAAATCACTACTACTCCATATTGAAATAATAGATTTTAACTCAATTAGAAATTCATCGTTAGATATATTTAATTCAATATAATCTACAAAATCCTCAAAAGTTAAAGTAGTGTCTGTTCCTTTTACTAAGCAGTTATTATAATAACCACCATACAATATGTGAGAAATACCGATTTCATTCAATTCATCATTTTGAAAAGCAATGCCATCAATAAATTTATCACTCAAGTATCTAAAAGAAGCCATTCCGAATTTAAGACCAATCTTTTGGTCTTTAATAGTAATAGTAGTATAGTTCATAAATTAAATTATGGAGTAACATCAAGAACACCTGTAGATGCAATTGTGCCTGAGAAGTTTATAAATTCAGTTGTTGATTGGTTCAATGTAAGATCTGTGATATAACCACTAAATGCGTGATAATATGCAGTTCCTACTGATGCACCTGATACTGTAGGGTTTTGAACTCTTACTGTAACCAAAGTCTTATTAACCATTGCTGTAAGCAAATCTTCGTAAGAAATTTGTGCTACTGTTGGAGCTACCTCACAAATTGCATCAAAATCAACACTCATTTGTGCTTCTGCTACACTTGTAAGAACACCGCAGTTAGTTTGCTCAGTTGTTGAATCAACAGTTGTGTTGATTGATGATGTACGCAAACACACGAGGTTTTTATAAGATGAGCCACCAGCTACATCAATCTCAATGTTTTGCAATGAACCTTGAATCTGTCCCATTGTTTTTTATTTTTGGTTTACTAAATTGTTTATTACTAATATTTTTCTGTCTATATAATTTTGTCCATTAGTCAAAGATAAATATCTTGAAGATATTCTTGACATAGCATGAATCTGAAAATCAGCATCACCTATATCTTGTATTCCTGTTGTAGGTATTAGTAAGGTCAAAATTTGGTTTGATATATTATCAACAATAGCATTATCTCTTTTCATGTATTGTTCACTAAATATATCAATAGTTACACTTACAGTAGATGTAAAACTTTGATTAGTATTACTAGCTGCTTCACTTATATCACCTATAATAACATAGTTTTGAGGAGGGGTGTCAAATGAATCATCACCATAAACAGCAACATTTTTACCATTATATGATATATTCCCATTTAACTTAGTTAAATAAGCAGTTCTTACATTATTACTACAATCTTTCATCTCTATTTAAAATCTGCTTTATATTACTCTCCAAAGATACAATTCCACTAGTTACGCTAGGGTAAAAATATTGTGCAGGTCTCATCCACCCTTTACCATTTACATAATATTGCCTAGCCAAATCTTGCCACTCTTTTTCTTTACCAGGATATTGATCGAAATATTTACCTGTCCCAAATTCAATATATGCAGCCATTGGGTCATTCCCTCTTCCTGCAACTAATTGATAAGAAAAATCTCTTACTTTTTCTGATCTTATTGAAGCTCTTATTTCAGTATTATCAGAACTAAATATTGATTTTGCATTTAATGCCATTGATTCAACTCCTGCAGCCATTTCATTATCCACTTGTGACTTTATCTTCTCAACATTTTTATTCAATTTGCTGAAAGTTTCTTCAATGCCACTAATCCTTATATTTAATGGAGATTTTGCCATTAAATAACAACTTTTTTATACTGATGATAATTCAACCCATCCCACTTTGGATATTCTTTCATCAATCCTAATGTAGAATCACCTTGAAATTTCTTACCCCTATTCTCATAAGACCAAGCAACAAGTGTTAAAATATCAGTAGCCAAATCTAATGGCAAATCACTAAATCCTGTTTGATATTCTATTTCATAATATCCCCTGCTATAAAACCAAATCTTACCACCTATAACCTCGTACTCATTATCTTTGGTCAACAATTGCCAAGAAGTCATTCCTGTTTTCATTCTAATGGTATCTACGCATAGTAATGGCCCATAAGGGACATCTACCATCCAAACATTAGGCACTTCGCCTGTTAGCTCTATATTAGCCTTTAACAGCTTGTTTACAAGAGAAAGACCTGTTAAATTCTCAATATGCACTCTTGCTGATGTTAATAAATTATCTATTAGATTATTATCATCGTCATATTGAACCCTCATCCAAGTCTTGGCATCTGTCCTACTAACTGGTTCTACAACTGCATCACCCAATATTGTTATTCCGTCTATAAATATAGCCATCGTTAATTGTATTTATTAACATTTTCTCTGAGCCAACTTTCAAATTCATCAAGCGTTTTTCTTGGGTCAAGCTCTCTTGATCTCGCTTTAGTTTTTCTTGAGGCAGTTGCGTATGTCTTTTTTTCATCCAATTTGACAATAGCTTCAACCCAGCTTTTAATATCATCTCTTTTCTTTATGTAAATACCTGCAGTTCCACAGTTTTCTTTTAGTCCTTCAGCTTCAGTACAAATGACCGGAATCCCATTACACATTGCCTCTGTCGCTGTTCTACCCCAACTCTCGTAAGCACTAGGCATCAACAATATTCTTGTTTTTGCGTACCATTGCTTTATATCAGTAGTATTTGGAACTATAGTAATATTTGGTAATTTTGGTATAATCTGCTCATCGTAACTCCCTAAAACACCTAAAAACTTCTTATTGGGCAATGCCATTGCAATCTGCTCAAATATCTTACCACCTTTATTTTCGTTTAGATTAATTAAAGTAATATATTCATTACTTTCAGTATCTATCCCATTATCATATTCCCTAAAATCACAAGGTGGAGTCAGTATAAAATTACTCCATTTATACTGCAACTTGTCCTTTAACCATTGTGAGTTGTACACAATGTGTTGATTTCTTTCTGCATCTACGATTTCGGGGTATAAATGTGAGTTATGTATAAAATGAATAACTGGTTTTTTGTACAATTTAGCAGCGTGAATTGTCCATCTTGTGTAATCTAAATGTGTTATTACACAGTCTGACCACCTCATCAAATTTTCAATAATATTTTGAGCAGGTGGGAATACATCAACTCCTTCAAACTCGTACAAATTTTTAATTTGATATCTATTTGCTTGATGCAATAATACTCTTACATTATGCCCTTTGGATATTAAATCCTTGAATATATTATGAGCCATCCATTCAGCTCCGCAATTATGTTTTGGTGGGTATAAGTGAAAACTTGCTAGTATGTTCATAGTAATTTGTTTGCAGATCCATTAAAAATATCATTATAGTCAGCATAGTGATTCCATAAATCACTTTGGCTTGGTTTCTGCCAAGCAATCATTGGAGATATTATAAAACTTTTACCATTGGGGTGTATATTAGTCCTTAGCCAATCATCAAACATAATATCATAATCACTATATTGTTCACACAATTTTTTAGGATTATTATACATTACAGCATGAGTTGTCCATGCTCCAAAAGTCTTAAATAGGTTATTGCTATATCTTTCTACACCATCAACTAAATTAGCTCCTAAATAACAAAGCTCCCAGTCTGATGGGAGTTGAGATATAGCTTCTTCAAAATGATTCATTGATTTTAGCTCTACATCATCCTCAAATAATAATAGAGTTTCATCACAAGAATCCATTAAATGCTTCATGCTTTTATTAAAACTTATTTTTGGAATATCATCCTCAATAGCATAAAATACTGTAGGATGAATATCCACATCTCTCAATAACTTTAAAGATGTAATAAGCCTATCTGTGCGTGACTTTGTAGTTAATATTTTTGTCACCATAAAAAATAAGGGAGAGGATTTCTCCCCTCCCATTATATTGTTATCCTTAGATAGCACCATAGATTGCAGCACCAGGTTGGAACTGAAGAAGTTCACAACGAGCTTCGCAACGGAAGGTGATAAGGTTTTTGATGAAATCATCTTGATCAAACTCAGTTGAACGAACTGAAAGACCAGATTGTTGAGCGATAGCATATTTATTGGTATCGAGAACATACATCTTAGATGCGGTAACTTGAGAATGTGGAATAACTGGTATTCCAAGGATTCTTACGTTTCCGTTTGTATCAATAACCATTCCACCAGGGATGCTATAATCTGAAGGCTTAGTTTTCAACATAGCTGCCCAACCTGCGTGGGTAGTCAATGCGAGGTTAGCGTTCCAGTTAGCAGCACCAAGCTGTGCAACGTAATCAATCATTTTCTCAGCAGTGTTTGCTCCTGAAGATACACCAGGTGTAGCTAGAGATGCAATTGCATTAAGATAATAATTGTTCTCAGCTCTTTGGAAATCTTCAATCAAAGAAGATTGCAAATAAGCCTGCAAGAATGGAAGATCATCAATCATAGCACGAGAAACTTTAGCGTAACCAGCGATGAATGATAGAGCTGTATTTACAACAGTTACATCATAATCAACTTGTGGCTTAGCTGTGATTTCGTTTGTTTGCTTACCGAAAGAACCTTCACCAACAGGAGTGTTTCCACGAGGGAAAGATACTGAACCGGTTGATACAGGGATGATGTTGAATACACTACGAAGATGTGGGTTAACAAAAGCTCTCATGAAGCCATTGTCAACATAAGATACATAAGCAGAACCTGTAAGGTTAGCTGCAAGAGTCATAATTCCTACATCTTTAAGATCCAACTCATAGTTAAATCCTTTACCATTGCCTTTTACAGCAGATTTGATATCAGACCAACCTTTCTCAATACCTGCACCAATTTCTGATTTGATAGCATTGATATGCTCACCATAAGATGCAGCAACTTTCTTGCTTTCTTTAGCTTGCAATCTTCCGAAAGATGCTTTAGCTTCTTTAACTTCTGCAACAGCTTCTTCAGCAGTTTTGTTTGCTTTAATCATTTGCTCGTTGATAGCTTCAACTTTGCTTGCAAATTCCTTTGCAGCTTTTTCAGTAGCAACAGCTACTTCAGCTTTTTGTTCTGCCATTTTTTTCTCGAGGGCAATCTCGAACTCTTTCAAATTTTCCATTGTTTTGTTTTTAAAATTTACCTAAAATTGTTATCAAAGACTTCTCTAGCATTGAGTCATCTTTTTGCTGCTTAGGTGCTTCTTCCGCTGCCTTAGTGCTACTCATTTGTTCTATTGCTTGAGCTAATTGTCTAACCTTAATAATACAAAGTTCTATTGTTTCATCTGAAACTTCACTATTTCTAATGAATTTTTCAAAAGATTTAATTTGATCTTGCAATTCTTGTGCAGTCTTCATATTCTTCATACCAATCAATGGAGTCGCTTCGTTAGCACCCCAAGCTGTAAGACTTGAACCTTCAAAAAGCATTACATCGTGAATCTCGTTACCAGCACTTGCTTTCTGCTCTCTAAGTGTTCTAAAGCCAATTGAATGCTCTCCAATCAATCCACTTTCCACCATCTTGATGAAATCCTTACCCAATTGGTGGCTTCCTACTTTACTCTCGTAGTAAAGACCATAAGCATCTTCTTTTAGCATTGTTAACTTACCCAATGGCTTAGATGGATCATGGTTTAGCAAATGCTTAATTCTTTGCTTCCCTTCAACACCCCAATCTTGGATTGACCTCTTAAATGCTCCTGGCATCATAATATCACCATCACTATCTAGATTACCAAATGCAGAAAAATACCCTGTTACAATGCCTTCTTTAGCATCAACATCTTTTACTTCTAAATCAAATGACTTATAATTGTATATCATACTTTTATTTTTTTTATCTTCTTCTTCTTCAGCCAAATAAGCTACATAAGCTCTATTAGCAGATTCTTCTGATCTGTAAATACATTCACCATCACCTATTCTCCATTTACCATTTTCGCAACTTTCTACTGGCATACTTATCTTTTTAATATTAAATTACCAAACTGATCTCTCCTAGGCACAAACCCAATAGTACATCTGCAGTTTATAGTAAATCCTGCAGGTGTTGTAGGATCACCTGGAAATTGTGCAGTAACAGTATCTCCTTTCTTTCCCAAAGATATGAAAGGTTCACTATATCCAACTTGCTTTCCATCTAAATCAATGTGATCGTATGAATTTCTAGGTATTCTTCTTGTTCTAGAATCTTTCCTAGATATCCAAACTTTATCTACTTCAAATCTATGACTCAAAGCACCCTGCATTGTAGCATAGTTGCTTGCCCTCATTACCTCTGTCCTAGTAATTCTTTTAGCTCTCATTGCACTATATCCACCTTCTTCCATTATTATATCAGCAATTTCCTTATTTGTCTTTCCTTCATCAATTGCTTTTGATACAATATCACTTAATCTCATCTTAGTAGTATTGGTCATTTCTGCTACCAAA